CGCAGCAGGCCAATCTGCTCCTCGATGGCGATTGCAGCATCAGATTTAGCTTTTGCTTCTCCATACAAAGATTCAAGCATCTTCATCGTTTCCGCATACAAATCCTGGTACGCCTTCGACGGGCGGTCCATAATCTGCTGCGCCAGTTGCAGTCTTTGCTCTAACAGTTTCCGTATCTGGTCCGCCAGGCCGGCCCTCTCCTGTTCATTAACTGTGCCGGCCATTTTTGCCTGGAGCGCCATGATCTCGGCGGTCATCGCGCCAACCTGGGCACTGATGGGCACCGGGTTGGATGTGCTGTATCGCAGGTTATCGATAGTACTTTGGATGCTTTCTGCGACGCTTTTCCAGTCCGACAACATATCCAGGGTTTCTTGGAGGGCGTCGATGTTGTCATTGATCGCTTTCTTTTGAGCCTCCAACAATTCTATCTTCAGGTCTCGCTCAGTCTCGATCAGTTTGATCTGTTCATCGCGCCACTTCTCGACGGCAGATATCTGCTCGTCCAGCCAAGCCTTGATCTGCGCCTCGGCAGCGGCTACGTAGGCATCGAGATAGGCGATTTGCTGCTTGACCGCGTCCAGCCTGCCCTGCGCCGATAGGGCGTTCCAGGAATCTAACAGGGCTTTCCATCCTGCTTGATACTGGGCCAGCGTGGCCATCACAATTCCCACTGCTTCCGTGTATTCAGACCCGCCGCCCTTGCCTCCTGCCATTCTGGCCCGGCGTTCTGCCATGGACTCAGTAAAGGAAATCCAGTCATTTTTAAGGCTGTAGACGGCGTCCTGGGCCGCCTGAAGGGCATCCTTAAGCCCCTCGATGACGCCCTGCAGGTACGTGAACACACCCCAAGCGCCTAGCTCATCAAAGGCTTTTTGGATGTTCTGGACTAATGAGTATGAGAAGGTAGCGAACGAAGTTTCCGCTCCGGCCATAGCGGCGGCAAATTCCTCGCCAGCAGACTTGATTGCCTTGGCGGCATTCTCGATGGCAATGGCGGTATCCTGGCTGGATGCGCCAATGTCGTACAGGTCTTGCCACAGGGTCTGGAACGCCTCGATGGCGTCGCTCAGTTCTGACCTGCCGGGAATATTTGCATTCTTCACATCCTCGACAAGTTTCTCCCACGCCGACTTGATGGATGCCATAACCTCGACCAAGGCGGCGAATGTCTCATCGGCGCTCATTCCCATCTCCTGCGCCCACTTGATGAAGTTCTGCTTGATGTACCCAACAGTTTCGTTAAACTGCTGGATGGCGCTAGATGTATCCTCGATGCCAAGGATTGAGTTGATCTGTTCCTGCAACGAGGATGACGCCGCGGCCCTGATTTGCGACAATTGGGACTCGGTAGCGCCTAACTCCTTTGCCTTTGCAACGGCGACGGCGTATTCCTCAGTCAGATCGGCCACCGCGGACGCCAGCCCCTGGACGGAATCGTTCATACCGGCCACCGCGTTGACCTCGTTCACGGTATCCATGATTTCCTGCAATGCCTCGGCCCGAGCGTTCCAATATTTCTTCTCAAGTTCCCAATACTGAGTCGCCGTGATTTCGCCGGCCCTGACTGACCGCATCATCTCATCCCAGAACTCGCGCATCGCCTCCCCTGCCTTTTCCACATCCTCCACCGTTGACGCTGACGTAAGGGCGTCCACCACGCCGGTGGCCTGCTGCCGCAGCGTTTCCATGGCGGAATCCACATCCGCCAGGGCTGATGCCAGCTCCAGGGCGGTGGCGTATGCACGCTGCCCGGCCTCGGTAGTCAGGTCAAGACTTTCGATGTAGGCCTTAAGCTCATCTTTGGAATCGATATAGGCATCGCCGGTCAGGTCCAGCGCCTCGTTGTAGTCAGAGATAGCCTTTGCGCTATCACGCATGGCGGATGTCAATATCTCCGACTCAGTGTAGAAACTAGTCACGAACTTTTGCATAAGGGCGGCGAACTGATCGCTGCCTCCGGCAAATGAGGCGATAGCGTCAGCGATCTTTATGCCCATTGATGTCGCCGCGGCCCCTCCAATATCCTGGCCAGAGATCGAAGTGGCGCTCTGAAGCAGTTTGAACTGCTGGTATAACCGGCCCCATGCGTCGGCAAGCGATTCACCGCCAACAGCTAGATCCCTGGTGGTTTGCACCAAGGAAGATAATCCATCAGCGTAGCCCTTGTTTACATCGAGGGCGATGGTCATGATCCCGATGAAGTCTTCCGTTGACCGGGCGTATGCCCTGATGACGCCGATAGTCTCGCCCCGCATTGACTCGTCAAGTGCGGTAAAGGCCTTCTGGATGACGGGCAGAGCGTCGGCGAACTTCTGCAGTTCCTCGACGGCTGATTCCGCGTCCATGCCGGCGAACACCGCGGTGAACGCTGATGTCAGTTCGTTTCCAGTTCCTGATAGCGCCAGGTTAACGTCCTGGATCATCTGATTCACAAGCCATTTAGCCAACTTATCCAGGTCGCCAAACCCCTGCGCCTTCTGGATACCGCGGGCGAAAGAATTATATGCGGCCTTGATCATGCCGGTGCTGTCAACGTCAACCCAAAAGTCGCCAAGTTCTTTGCTGGTCCCGAGGATGCCGGATACGGCCTTGTCGAGTGACAGCATGATGTCGCCAAGCTTCGTCATCAACTGGGTGGCCTGATCATTTGCATCGCCATGGGCCGCTCCGGCCCCCTGCTTGCGGTTCCAGTAGGAAACGCCGCCGGTGACTTCCTGCCCGCCGCCGAATTTAGATCCCAGCCATGCCCCTAGAGCGGCGCCAATAATCGTCCCGACAACCGGTAGGACGCTGCCCATAGCCGCGCCAATCGCCGTTCCCGCCATGGCCGTACCCGCGGCGGTCAACGTGTAGCCAAGAGCGCCGCCGATCGATCCACCGGCGGTGGAATATCCTTTTCCGCCAAACAGGAATTTGCCCATTAATCCACCAACGACACCGGCGATACCGGCATAGAGACTAGTCCCGCCAGCCAGGGTAGATGATCCTCCCAGTTTGGCGCTCAGTGCGTTAATGCCCTTCGCCAGGCCGCTAACATTGGTGGACAATTTCTCGATTGGTAAAGACGGCGTTGCGCCAGCCGTAGGCGTGCCCTCGGCCGCGGCCGCCATTCTGCTGCCAGTGATAGCTGAAATGATAGCCGCCAGGAATTGCCACGTGCCCTGGAAAAGCGCACCCAATATGCTGCCCACGCCTCCACCGACGTTATCGACAGTAGCGGCCACGCCCTGCGATGCCTGTTGCTGGCCCTCGGTGATCTGGTCTGCGGATTCCTGCGTGGCTTTAACAATCTGTTCTGCCCCACCGCCACCGAATAGCCCACCGCCAAGTGACTTCTCGCTGACGCCAAACATGGATGCGGTAATTGGGATGATGAACATCTGCTTGGCAAGCCACTGCGCCATGGATAAGCCCCACGCCTTGAACGTCTTCATGAGCGCATCGGTGGCGTTCTCTGCCCCGGAAATAAGGTTGGCCCACAGGGTATCAAACCCCTGCAGCATACTGTTCGCCCATCCTTCGCGCATCTTCATGGCATCGTCCGCGGCCGCCTGTTGTGCCTTCATTGCCTCGGCGGCATCCTCAGCGGCGTACTTAGCCGCCAGTTCTGCCTTTGCCTGTGCAAGCATGGCCGGGGTTAACGCCAGGATGGCGGCCTCAAGATCAAGAGTGGCCCGCTCCCGCTCCCGCATCGCATCACGGTAAGCAGTTGGATCCTGCATTTGCGCCAGGGCGTCAGTTGCCTGCGCCGTATCGGCCTGCAGTCTTTCCATCATGGAAGCCTGCGCTTCGCCGAGGGCGGCTACCGCCAGGCTTTCTTCGGTGACGGCTTCCGCATGCTTTTTAGCGGATTCAGCGGCGGCGTCCTGAGCGGCAGATAATCCTTCCACTTCCGCACGGCCATCGCCGAGCGCCGATAGAGCCTTGTAAACCTTGCTTGTGTATGCGGTGGTATTTTCCCCGTAGTGTCGCAATACGGCGTCTAGATTCCCGTATTGCTTTTGAAGCAGGGCCAGGTATTTTGTACCTACGCGGATGTTTTCCCATGGGTCTGTGCGCTTGTTTGGGTCGCCTCCCATCCAGTCCCATGTTCCCTTGATGACCTGCATCAGGCCGGTGGCGCTACTCTTGGTGTTTTTCGCCGCGGCGTTGAAACTGCTTTCCACCTTGATGATGGCCGCGATCAGTTTTTGATCCACGCCATACATCTCGCTGGCCTTCGCGATCAGGTCAGCATATGGGACGGAAAGCAAGGACACAGACTTTCCGTTATCGGTGGCCGCCTTGGTGGATTTCTCAAGGCTTGTCGTGACCTTATCGACGGAATCGGTAACAACTGGCAGCACCGTTGTCGATCCCTTCTTCATATCCTCAAGGGCGGCGTTCCACCTGGTCCTGATGTCGTTAAATTCATCCGTTTTAGATGCCCCGCCAAAGTCGGCCCCGCCTCCGCTGACTACCGCCTTGGCCATCTCCCACATAAATTTGGCATCGATGGCCGCCTTCCTGAACGACATCGCGATGGTATCGATTACGCTGATTAGTCCGTTCAGGCCGGCCTTCAAAACAGTCATAGCGCCGGCATCACCCATGGCCCGCCATAACCCTTGAATGGAGTCCTCCAGGTTGGAAAACAGATTCGCCAGTCGGCCGCCCTGTTCCTCGATAGCTCCAGAGAAGTTTGTTTTTGCTATATCCAGTAACGCTTTCTGAATTGCTGCCGCGCTATTCTCGACGACGACCGTCGTCTTCCCGAACGTCAGGGAAACTTCATCACCCTGTTTCCGCATTGTTACGCCGAATTCTTTGAGTCTCTCGCCCTCACCAGTGACGGCATCCAGGACAGCCTCGATCCATTGCATTAGTGGCTTTTGCGACGCCACCGCGATGTTGCCCCAACTGCGCATGGCCTCCAGGCTGGCATCTAGCCCGCGCTGGCGTAATTTCACATACGCCTCGGTGAGCTGTCCCACAGTGAACGGCGTCGCTTTGGCCTCGGCCGTCAGTGCCGCCAGTGCCTGCTCTGCGTCTTTCGCACTACCCGTGATAAATTCCAACTGACCGGCAAGTGAATCAAATTCCGTCAGCGTTCCAACCATCGAGGATGCTGCGCCACTGACCGCCCTGAACGCAACAGTGACGGCAGCAATGGCGACGCCAACCTTTTTAAAACTGGCCGTCATGGCGTCAATGGATTTTTGAGACTTCCCGAATCCAGCCGTCATTTCCCTGGTTGTGGCGTCAACACCCTTGCGAACGCGTTCCATTTCCGCCTTTAATGAGGCGGTCTCGGCCGTCATTTTGACGACCAGTTCGGACATCACGGTTTTAGCCATTGGGATTTTTCGCCAGGTTGTTAATTGCGGCCGCCAATACTTCCTGTAACTTGTTCACGGCCCGTTGGGCAGCAGATGATGCGGCCGGACGCAGGAATGGCCGCGGGCTTAATGGAGGGTGGATGACAGACTTGCCGAGGAATTTCTGAATTTCCTCAGCATACAGGCTTCGCTTTTCTGTTGATACTGTCCACGAGTGCGGGATGCCAAACTCCCACCAATGCCAGTCTGGCGCTACATTCAGGTTGATCCCGATATCGTCGGTGACAGTAAAGATTCCGGCGCCTCTGGTGTTCGCCCGTTTGGCGACGACAGCACGCTTGATATGCTTATGCGGCGCAAGGCGTCGCGCCTCTGCCTTGATTTCATTTGCCCCGGCCCTGACAGCCTTGCGCAGCGCCTTCTTCGCGATCCTGTCAGGCAACTGCGCAAGTATGTTGTCAAGATCCTTTAGCCCTTTTACTTCGAGACCCACGTTTAGGTTGCCCGTTGAAAAAATTTAGCATCTTCGCCCTCAGTACGTTGGGCGGCTTTTCGGGCTTGGCCGGATCGTCTTGTTTCGGCGAGGCCTCGAACTTCATAGGAAACATCACGTAGTCCTGGATCTTGCTGGTCTTGTTTCCGTTGACCAGCGCCAGCAAATTCCCTAGCATGGCAAACAGCCAGTCCATCCTGACATCGCCAATCGGCTCCACCCGGTGGTGAAAGACTTCCCATTCGACCAACTCCCTTGAATCCATACTGTTGAGCAACTCCTCTACGCTCTTCCCGAGCGCCGCCGCCAGCCGGAAGTAGAACAGGCGGCGGGGGTTGCCTAGGAGTTTCCCTCGATGGCCGCTGTTTCCTCAGCGGTGATTCCGTTCACACGCTGCGAAACATCGAATAACCGATTGATGACGGCGAAGGATTTTGACGCCAACTGGTCAACTTCCTTCATCGTGAACAAAGGCGTTCCATCCTCGTCCACGATGGTGCGGGCCAGGAACCTGGCACGGAAGTTCGCCATTCCTTCTGATCCTTTCTTGCCCTGCTGAGCGTCATAAATCCGGCGCTCTTCAAGGTCACGTTCGGCCGCCGTCATGCTGCGGATGTACACCGACCCACCCCACTCCGGGACTTCGACCAATTCACGGTTTCTGTCGTCGGCTTCGAGGATGGCTTGCTTGGTAAGAATTTTCATATTAGTGATTTACTCCAGGTTAACGAATATTAAGGACCGGCTTCGCTGGTGGCATCCCAGTCAACTTCGCCGCTGATTTCGATAGTGGCGGAAAAGGTTACTTTGGCGTCCACGCCGCCGGCGATCTGGAAACTAAGCACGTATCCAGAAAAGGTAATATGAGTGATCGGGGAATCACTCAGTGAACAACGGAAACTGCCCAACGTCCGTCCGGAACGCAACGTCTGCAGGAATGCTTGACCAGTGTCATCCGGAAGGTAATTCCCGTTGATGCTGAACTGGCCCTCATCGGGCAGCCCCATCAGTTTTTCTTTGCGAGTGCTGCAAAGAGTGGTAACGTCGATAACGGAAGCCGACCCGCCGGGTCCGTTAAAGTCGGTGATGCAGATAGGGTCCCATGCATCGGGGGAAAGCACCGTGTTCCAGACATAAAAATTAGTGCCTTGTGATTCTAAAGCAACAGCAGCCATATCAATTTCCTCTTAAGATCAATGAAAAATATGTTCTTCGCGCGTCCATATCGAATAATCGGTAGTGACACGGTATAACTTGGTTTCGGATTCCCACCCGCCGTATTGCGAAATTCGCAACGCCTTTAATGCGCTTTCCACGAGCAATTGGTGCAGATATGAAAACGCCGCATAACATTCGGATATCTTCGTGGAATACACATCAAACTGAATCCTGTAATTCGACAGTCCAGTATACCCGCATGTCACGTTCACATCATCAGTAGATACCCTATGGTATACGACATAGGGCAACGGTGGGTTCTGTATCCCAATGTTCGGATATATCCGCAACGCGATCAGTTGATTCCACGCTGACAGCGGAGATTCTTGAGCAGCAAGGATACTGTAAATTGTTTCCTCAACCATCGCCGAGCCTTTCTTTGCACATCAAGTGCATCTCGAATCGCCTTTCCTCAGGCACGATCACCGCCTGCACGTCGAATATCCGCGTACCCCATACGGCCCGGTTCACGGTCGTGATGGCGCTCTTGTGCCGTACAATGATTCGGTGGTCCAGGTCTGAGTGCTCCTGCATGGCGGTAAAGAATTCCCGGCCTCGCAACGGATTCACGCTGGCCCATACGTCAGCCAGCTTCGTCCAGGTTTCTATTTCCTGGCCATAGGAATCCTTGGTTATGGTCCTCGTCTGCAGTTCGATCCTGTGCCTGAGTTTGCCGGCTTGCATTATCCGATCCAGTGTGTCCGGTACGAATCCAGCAGGTGATCCGCGAAACTGGTATACGTCTGCTTTTCGGATACATACTCACGTGATTCGTACAGCCCTGCGACATAAACCAGCATCCACTGTCTGATTGGCGCAGGCACATCCAAAGGATCGTCGCCATAACCGCAAACGAATGTAACGCTCACGGCATCCGGCACCGAATACGTTGACGGCCACGTTGTCCCGTAATCAGGCACCATGACGGTCGGTTCGCCTGATTCCAGTATCCAATTGCTTGTTGGCGAATCAGTTAATGACGCCAGGGCGCCGCTGGTGTCGAGATAGGTAACGGATGAAATTGACTGCAGCGGCGGTTTCGGGATAACGATACGGCATGGAAATAAATTCAAGGATAATTTCCATGTCTGCGTGATCAGCGCCCGGCCGGTAATATTCTCAGCCTGCCGCCTGGCGACAATGATGAGTTGCTCGATAAGGCCATCATCATCACCAACGTCAATCCTGGAATGCAGGAGGACATCTGTTAAGGAAATCGGCTCCAGCGCAGGCGGCGTAATCAGCGTATATTTTAGAGGCATAATCCCCTCTTGAAGTGATACTTTCTCGATTCAAATATCTTTCTGTCCGCATCCCATATGCCGCGTTTTTCTGGCCGGTCAGACGACTTGCCAACGTGGACCACGCATGACTTGTTGTGCTGTTCGATTCTCATCCCGTGTTTCCAGATTCTGCGGCAAAGGTCAACATCTGAATATGCCGTATGGTAGGCGCTATATAGTCCCCCTAGCATAGCATATGTACTTCTTTTCATACACATACAGTTGCACGGGATTGTCCTTATTTCCTGCCATTCATCTTTCGACAGCACTCCTTCCGTATACGGAGGGCGAGGAACTTTTGTTACGCTGTACGGCAGTGTCATGCCAACGCCATTGACGTCGAGCCTGGCGGCTAATGCTGGAAAATCAATATCGATACGCTCAAAATCAAAGTCCATCATCACGATTACCGGCGCCGCACATTTCTCTAACAACTCTATTCGCGCCTTGTTCAGCCCGATATTGTCATGCGTATTGTCCCGGATATGAACGGTGACAGGGCATGTCGATAAATAATCAACGGTCTTATCAAACAGCCTGACGTCATCATCAGTAAAGCAGTATCGCACCAATATAACGTCGATCATTTTATCACCGACATCGGCGTGACAAGGCTTAGATTCGCCGGATGCCATAGTCTTGGCTTAACGGCGGCTATCATTACGCCCGGGATTTCCGAGTCTTGCTCCAAACCTATGATGGCGAAGTCTGAAAACATATTCGCCGCATCGCTAAGCGTAAATCGCCAGTAATCAGGCGGATTATGATATGGAAATCCAGGAGATCTTGCCGTGAGAATCAATACTCCGGATTCCTTCAGGACCAGTTTCATATTCAGGATCGCCATTTTCCAATAATGGCAATGTTCCAGCATTTCAGTGGATATCACCATGTCGAAAGACGACTGTTCGAATTTCATAAGCAGATAACTGGCGTCGCATACCATATCAACGCCAGGCCCGTCTTCTATATCGACACCGGTGTATTCATCCGCTATGGGTCCGAATATCGACCTGGCGCTACCATTTATGTTGCGCGATCCAACCTCAAGGATTCTGGCCCCGATGCCGTACCCTTTAAACTTTTCCGCGAACTTAAGCACGCTTGCGTGACACATAGACGATGCCTATTCCCGCCCAATCGTCCCCCATCATTTCCTCTGTCTTGGCTCCGGATTTTTTTATTTCATCCCACAGTGTCGATACCCAACAGCCATGTTTCTGATGGTACAGGCTATTCACGATGTCGTGGAAGATAATCATTTTCTTCGCCACATTGATCGCGAAGTTGAAGTCCTTTTTCACGGCACTATATGAGTGATCGCTATCAATAAAAACAGCATCAGCCTTTTCGCCAACAGGGAAAGCATCTCTGGTGCCGTTTATGAATTGATGATGTTGCTTGAAATCCATCACGACCTCAATGCTGCTTTGCCGGCGCTGGACGCAATCAACAGGGTCAATGCTGGTCATCGATATTTTTTTTCCCCATGCGGCATATGCCCTGGCGATATGCCATTCAACGCCACCATGATACGAACCCACGACAACAAGAGATTCGACATTGTTTTCAAGAAGTTTCGATGTCATCCACGTCAGCTCAGGAATTTTCTGAATCGTGGTCGGTGCAGTAATTGTTTTCATTTGAATTTTCTAGATAAATGTTCCCATGCCAAGCCTTCGATTATTTCAGATTTCGTCCACTGTGCATAGGCGATGTCATATGCCCATTGGCAACGGTTGGGTCGCCATGGGATGAGTGAATACATTATGTCGTGCCTGGTAATGCCCCACGCCATGGATCGCTTGTCCATCGTAATTGCCGGCACTCCAGCAATAGTGGCGTCTACAGCCGTGTTTGAATTGACGGTGACGATGCACCACGCCCCGGCAAGCGCATCTTCCAACGAACCTGTCAAGGTTGGAATAGGAACCTGTATCCTGGTAGGCCGCAGCGGATGCGGTCGCCAATAAACTGGCCGGCGGTGCATGTTCGCCAATTCAATAGCCAAACGAGGGAATTCTACTTTTAGGTCAATCCCATGAGTGCTGGCATCGCCGGGGATTTGCCCGCACAGCAGGATATATTCTCCGGATACCTTCCATGGCTTTAGCTCGACGCCAAGGGCTTTCCACCGGTCCGGCGGTGACCCATGGTTCAGGAAATCAGCAGCGCCGTTGACCCCGTTAAACCCTATCGATGTATGCGTCATTCTGTCGCCAACATAACCGCGCTCCATCACGATGTGATCCAATCCAGCCTTTCTCTGGCTAGCAATGACTTTGGTGTTATGGTGACCCCACAATACCGCAAGATCAGATGGTTCATACGCATCCATGCTTACGATATCGCCGCGGATACCATGCCTGGCGAGGCCTTCCGCAAATGCGCCAAGCCATTCGGCGTGATGGGCGAATATACCATTCGGGTAGAGGCGAACGTTCATAACGCCAACGCCTCGTCCAGGTCCATCATTGGGAATATCGTCAGCGCACTTCCAGGAGTCACGTTAATGATCTCGCAATCGCCATGTATCGTTTTCGGTACAGTTTCCCATATCCTGACAAACCCAGGATAATGGCTTACCACCTTGTTTGGATGTTCGCCAAACCAGTGGTTCTTCCCCTCGATTGATCGCAGGTCGAACCCAAGCAGCAATATCCTTCTTGCCCCGGCCAGGTACGCGATGTTGGCCGCCTGATATCCAGACGACTTGCCATAGTATACCCTAGTGGGATCCTGACTGAATCCATTTTCCCATTCTCCGGGCAGCCACATTAAACCCTTGGTCCGGTATAGCTCAGCGGCGACATCGCTCACCGTCACCTTCAATCCTTTGAACTTTAGCGCCGCGGCCTCATGCCATCGCCACCATTGGCGGTCGCACGCGTACAGCATGGCCGCCCATGGCGCTAATTTGTATCCGTCATTTACGACGATTAGTGGATGGCCAGAGCGTTTTACGCTGGCCACCTGGTCTACGGTTAGCGACGGTCCCGACCCCATCACCACCACTGTCTTGTTTTCCCACATCCTCGGGATTGTCCACCTGGTCTTCAGTCCGCCCTTCGACTCCCTCAGCGACACCAGGCCGTTCTTCGTCATCACTTTTGGGTTGCGCCGGGACTACGTAGCCCGGCGCTTCAACCTCCTCTGCAACCTGACGCCTAACCCATCTATCGGTGGACGCACGGCTCAGGGCGTACACTTTCCCCTCCATGTACGTAGTTCCTGTCCCATCCTGGACAGTACGCGTTTTCAAGAATCTCACGAATGGCATGTCTAGTTTCCAGTGTTATGGAAAGCGAGGGCTATCGCCCCCGCTTCTTTTTGCCTTTCTTGCTACCGCACGGCATGTTAAACGATCTCGTTCACGGCGGCGGAATCGTTATCACTCGCCGGGCTATACTTCGGGTCTAACCCGACCAGTACGGCGGCCGCATCACACGTGTCAGCAGACACAACGGCGCGGGCAGCGATCCAGTAAAACCCGTTATCCAGGTCCAGGTCTTCAGCAGGATCAAGGTTGATCACGCATTGCTGATTTTCCTCAGAACTGGCCGGGATAGCGGCCGTCAGCGTAACGGATTTGCCGGCAATGGTGGTAACACCGCCACCGCCACTGGTGTTGGCCTGGACAATACTGAAAATAGTCTGGCCATAAGGAGTCCCGGAAGTGGCTTCGTCCCCAAGCATCCCAATCAGGGCGTACTTATGGAACTTGTCACACTTCACATACGAACTCGTGTACGTGTTGGCGGTATAGGCATCAGGATCGATGACGGCCACCACGGCGACGCGTTCAGAAAATAAAGTCGTTGGTTGACTCATAAAACATTCCTCATAAAGTCACGATCTCATCGACAGTGGCAACGTCGTTATCAGACGCTGCGCCATAGATGGGATCTAAGCCAAATAGATAAGCGGCCGCATCACTGGTGGCTGTCCCAACAATCATCCTGATGGCGGCGCAATCAAAGCCGCTATCAAGATTAAGGGCTGTCACGTCAAGATTGACGATAGCCTGCTTGTTGGAATCGGTCCCCGCTTGCGTAAATTGAGTAGTGGCCGCGCCGCTAATAGTCGTCGCACTGGCCGGTGCTGCGCCAGTTTCCGTAGCCTGCATAACTTGGAAATCCACGGTAGCAGAACTACCGAGATCGCCAACAGTCACGATAGCCATCAGCCGCCGGAAATTGACAACGGACACATACGCGCTGAAATAAGTGTCAGCGGTGTATGCATCCGGGTCAATTACGGCAAGCAGGGCTATCTGGTCAGTAGGTGCCAGATGATAGCCAGGCATTATTACGCCCTCTCATCCAACGTCACGAAGCAGGACAGATAGTTGGTCCCGTCGCGAGGCGTGATGTAGGAAGCCCACCAGGGCAGCCCGCCAATCCGCATGATGAATCGATAGGCGACAGCGTCGTAATCGAAATACAAGTGGATACTGACGTCGGCCCGGATACCGCCACTCTTGACGGCGACAAGATACTTGGACAGGTCAGCAAAGATGATGTCACCCTTGTCACCCAGGGTCTCGCAGGCTTGCGTAGGAATAACAGGCTTGCCCATCAATGTCGCATACGGTTGACCGCTCAGGCCATTCGCAGGCAAGTAGACCGGCACCGCCTCGGTGGACAGAGCATTAAATGACATCTTGAAGAGTTGCGGCTCGACATCCTGGTTGATCAGCCACACCGCATTGGCCCGGCAAGGAGCATACATGCGGCTGTACATGTTGACGATGTTATCGAACTCAAGGCTGTCAGCAACCTGATCAGGAGATCCGGCGGTACGCTTGGCGACACTGACCAGACATGGAGCGTTCAGGATGCCCAGAGGCTGGCCGACGCCAGTACCCTGAATGATGGCTTTGCTGATGGCAAAGTCGATCTTCTCTGGAACCTTGCGGCGCAGATAAGTATCAAGGGCATTGGCATCTTCCAGCAGCTCTTCCGTCACGGGCACCAGGGCGGCCAACTTGTTCAGCCGGACGCTGGTTTCTTTCAGGGCAAGCTTGGATTGCGCCAGCAGGTCGTTCTCACCTTCCCAGTACGCTTGCAGGCCGCCAGTGGTCTGCCAGGGCGTGGTTTCATCAGTGGGGAAGGTAATCGTGTTGCCGGAGGCGGTCATGCGGTCGCAACGGGACAGCAGGGAATCCTCGGCAAACACCTTTTCCATGATGGTGGTTCTGAAATCGGGCGGTACAGCAAACCCGCCGTCACCACCGACGCCTTCCTGCGAATACGTGGTGGGCGCATTCATGTACAGACGCTGGTCAATCTGACCGCCTGGACGGCTGGCCATACGAACGGCAGAGGCGAAGTCACCAAACGCGCGCCATCCCCACTTGCCCTTGGACGTATCAACCTGATCAAATTCAGGCTTGGCACGACGTGGCTGGATGTTATACACGTGCTGGTCAACAGCATCCTGCATAACCGGTTGCTGTGGATCAGCCTTGGGCTTAATCGTGCGGCGCAGGGCGGCGGTCTGCTCAGACAGCCTCTTGCGGCGCTCGATGTCGCCAGTGATGGCGTCGAACCGAGCGAAGATTTCGTCCACGTGCTTTTGCTCGTCTTCCGTAAGATCACGGCTCTCAGCATCAGCCTTGGCCTGGACGCCCTGAGCGTCCTCATTTAAATCGATTTGCTCCTGGCGGAGGGTGTCGATAGTTTCATCAAACATCTTAATAACCTCTTAGTTAGAAAATAGAAACTGTTTCATGGCAGACGCCATATTAATAACCCCTAATAGTGATTGCGCCTAATTGATCGAGGAGTTCGTCCACTTTCTTTCGCTCGTTTTTCGTAATATCGCGGCTTTCGGCGGTAGTTTTGTCATGGACTCTCTGAGCGTCATCATTAATTTCGATCTGATCCTGACGGAGTTTTTTGATAGTTTCATCGGGCATCGTAATAATCTCCTAGTTAGAAAATAGAAACTGTTTCATGGCGGCCAGTTTGCTACGGCGCGCCATTAAGGCCGGTCGTGGCGCGTTCTTGAATCTGGAAAGATCCATCCATGATGCCATCACATTTTTTGCATCTGTCACGCTGTCCGCCAATCCATACTCCATAGCCTCGGCTGACCCCATCCATGTTTCAGCATCCATGAGTTCGTGTATACGATCCAGCGGAATTGTCGCACGGGACGCATACGTGTTGGCGATCAACTCCCGAATACGGTCCAATTCGTCTGCCAGCTTGCGGTGGTCTTTAGCCTCGCCGCCAGAATAAATCCATGGGTTATGAATCATCATCTGAGCGTTTTCAGCCATGACGATCTTATCGCCGGCCATCGCGATCACGCTGGCGATGCTGGCCGCCAGGCCATCCACATATACAGTCTTCTGGCCACCAAGCCTCTTGAGACTGTTCAGGATGGCGATGCCCTCGAATACGTTGCCGCCGGGCGAATTCATATAAACGCTCACGCGGCTGGAATTGCGGATTGGCTTTAATTCCTCAGCAAACCTTTTCGCGCTAATGCCACCACCGAACGCGCTTTCGCCGATGTCATCATAAATCCAGATCTCGCCGTGATCATCTTTGACTTTGGCCAGGAATTGTCGATCACTCATAATGTTCACCGTGAAGGCTTGCTATCACATCTTTTCGGCTGGCGTAATTGCTCATGTCTTCGCCCATATCTTCATCTTCCATGGGCATAGCCTCGTCGGCCGGCGCCGTTTCGGTTACAGGCTCTGGCTCTTCGAGTGCACGATCAAGTGGAACCATGTTCGCCTGCACAAACCTGGCGTCGCCATCTTCGCCGATGCTGTTCATATCCTCGAACTGACGAATCTCGTTAATGCTGAGCACTCCCAGATAATACATCTCGCGGTAGAACGCCGACCTTCCGGCCATGTCGCCGCGAAGCAGAGCGTTCACTGAAATCTTGGTGTACAGGTTCCCGGACGACGTTTGCCCAAATAGCTTGCGGTCCGCCTCCTGCTCCAACCGCTGGCACCATGGCACCAGAGCCTCGGTCACAAATTCTATGCTGGCGTGTTCCTGGCTGGCATACGATGTCTTGGTCAGGTCGCCAAGCTTATGAGGCGGCACTCTGAACCATCTGGCGATGTCGTTGACCTGGAACTGGCGAGTCTCAAGGAATTGCGAATCACCCGGCGGCAGACCGATGTTTTCCCACGCCATGCCTTCCTCCAGGACTACCGGGCGCCATGCCCTCGACGGACCCTGGTGCTGGTTACGCCATGATTCGCTCAGCAGGGTCTTCGCCTCCGGGCTTAACCGGCCAGGATGTTTCAGCACGCCGTGGACAGTGCTACCGTTCGCGAAAAACGATGCGCCGAATTCTTCTGACGCTAGGCTGATCCCCAGGCTCTTTGCGGCGTAAGCCACCACCGAGTATCCAGTGATCCCGTCAAACCCAAGGCCATGTAGGTGGAACATGTTGGCGGCAGGTACGATCACAGGGCCGCCAGCATATTGCGTTATCACGTATTCGATGGCCCCGGTCTCGTCGTTCCTTCTCGGCTCTACGCGGTCTGGTGCGATAGGCCACAAGGCGGATATCCTGCCGGCCATGTCCCGCTCGATTTCCGCATAGGCATTGCCCCAGAGCAACACCCATCCCATCATGGTTTCCCTGAACGTGAACGCAGTCATTTCAGGATTAGGCCACCGGTGCAATACACTTGTCACCGGATGCATGGCCTGCAGTTCGGCGTCGCCATTGACATCGCGGCGATAGGCTCGCCAGGGCAGGCCGGCAACCGACTCTGAAATAATCCTGACAGCGGCCCACACCGTAGAAACCCGCAGGGCGGAATCCGTATCAACTCGAACACCGGCGTTCGCCATTGGAATGTAGAATGGCTTATGCGATACCTTTTCAGGTCTCGCGACCGGCAAGTTAAAAAACTGCTTTAGCTTCGAGTAGATCGACATGTTTCTCGAAATGTTTTCCTGTTATGACACGTTTGGCATAACGACTGCCAGTTGTCGTGATCCCAGAATATTTCCTGATCGCCCCGGTGCGGCACGATATGATCCACCACGGTGGCGTCCTTGTATATCCCATCAGCCTCGCAGGCGGCGCACAATGGGTGGGATACCAAGTAAGCACGCCGGGCCTTTTCCCACCTGCTTGTGTATCCACGCTTACGGGCGGATTCGCGGCGGTCATCGGGCAGGGCTTTCCGCAACTTCCCGATGAACATCTTGGCCGATTCAATCCTTCTTTCTGCCCGGTGCATATCGCATATCTGCCCATGCTCTGCTAACTTGCTGCATCCTGGCTCAACGCAAAATGACCTGGACAATCTAGGCATTGTATATACTGTTTTTGCTGTTATTGCAATAACAAAAACTGGATAACGTAAAACATCAAGAAGAATAGCCCGATTACCGGAGGCACCAATATGAAAAAATACAGCCAAGTTTCATGAAATTTCACGTAGATTACTCCTGTGGATATCGCACAATAAATGGAGCGGGTGATGGGAATCGAACCCACGTCATCAGCTTGGAAGGCTGATGTTCTACCGTTGAATTACACCCGCTTTTCATGAAATTTCACGTAGATTACTTCTGTGGATATCGCACAACAAATCGTTTAAGTCAAGTAATGACGTTATGCGTCGCTCCTGCATAATGCTTCCCATGCCGTCACACGTCAGGCAT